TTGAGTGAGTGACTGCCCCATAGTTTTCTTGGTAGCTCATCTTTACGGGCATCAATTTCCATTGCATTTGCCCAAATGGTTCTACAACAAACTAGGGTATCTATAACTTCCTTCTTAAACTTGAAGCCCATAAGCTTCTCTAAAACAGGTAAGTCATAAGCTATTAAGTTATGCCCTACTAAAACACTTGCATTCTCCAGATAAGGGATAGCTTCACTTAGCATGTCACCTGAGAAAGCATGAACTTGGTCGTTCTCTACTCCTCGCAAAACGATACAATGTATCTTGGTTACGGTATCTAATAAGCCATCTGTTTCTAAATCTAATATATATTTCATTGTGTCTCCGCACTAATGTAAGCTTGCATTTCGCTCTTGTTCATAAATAAATCTGAATTGTTCGGCTGATGGGTATTCACCTAAATCAATGCCTGACTCAGATTCTAACTCGTAGAGCATAATCAGGTAGACGATGTACGCCTTCCTAAATTCTGCCTCTGTGTACAACATTTAAAAATTAATCTCCTCGTTAGTTTCTTCTTCAAAGATTGTCTCTGTCATACGTCCTGTTGATTTGCTGTACGTGAGGTGGCACGCTATCCCTGTGTCACCACTCCAACGGTTCTTCAAAATTCTGACTGTTGTTAAGTTGGGGTTATCTGGGTCTTGTTGATTTCTCTCCAAACCCACAACCATATCACTTAACTGAGCAATCGCTGCGGAACCCCGAAGTTGAGATAGTGAAGTCACTGCCCCTTCTTCGTGTCCTTTGTCCCCCGATGGTCTCTTAAGTTGTGAGACCAATATCATTGCACACTGTACTTCTTCCGTCAGTGTACGAAGTTTTGTCATTGTATTGTCAATCAGGCGGCGTTCATCACTGCCATCAAAACCACTAACAACGATACTGAGATGGTCAAGAATAATGTAATCACAGCCACAGCCTCTGACCAAGTACCTGATTTTTTGTAATAAATTATCGGAATCTGTAGACCCCCAATGGTCATAAAGAAAAACACGACCATTGCCCACGGTAGCGGTGTAAGCGTCTCTAAGCTCATCTCTTGTCACTCCGTCTGTAGATAAATGTAATGGTTGGTTTAACTCTAGTCCCATAATTGCACGACCTGTGTGCTTATTATTTTCTTCTAGAGCTATATAACCAACCGATAGACCATCTTTGATTAGCTTGTATGCAATCTCTCTAGTAAGGGAGGATTTTCCTATCCCACTACCTGCTGTGATTGTTACAAGCTCACCCTTTCTAATCCCGTGTGTTTTGGAGTTAAGACCTTCAAACGGATAAGGGATGCTTTCGGCATCATCATCTGAAATAATTATATCCCAGAGTTCATCACCAGGGACAATACCGTCTGGTCTAAACGGTTTTGCTTCCCACTGTGCATCAAGAAGTTCTTTGACTCTTCCCGCAACGAGCATTTCATTTGCATCCTTGAGAGGGAGTCTTGCTATTTTTGCTTTACCAGGAGTTAATAATAAAGAACACTCTTGTGCAGCTTTCTTACCATGTTCATCTTGGTCGAACATGAATAAGACAGTTTTAAATTTCTCTAGCCATTCAATACTACGGGCGATGTCGCGTTTAGCTCCACCTGCACCAGTACGAACAGACACTACAGGATAGCGATGTTCTAAGACTTGAGACATACTCATTGCATCAATCTCACCTTCAGTAATGATGACCATGTTGCCGCCATCACGCCATAGGTGTTGACCAAACAAACCTGCTTTCTTGCTTTCACCAAGATAAGAAAAGTCTTTATTTGGGAAACGTATTTTCTGACCAACAAGATTATGATGATTGTCATAGTAGTTTGCTACTTGCACGGGGGTGCCTGCAACCATTCCAACCTTGTAACCCCAGAACTTACATGTCTCTAAAGTTAACTTACGTTTAGTAAGAGCTTTGTACTCACCGTTAACAACGTTAAATTCAACAGGTTGTGTTCTAGTGTCCACTGTAGGGGTTTCTCCTTTAGTGTATGTTTGGCATGAAAAACAATAAGTATGACCGTCTGAATAAACACCCTTAGCGTCACTGCTCCCGCAATCATCGCAAGGTTCTTTAAACAAGTGTTCGCTATCCTGAGTGTGTTCGTCCATCAGTCTTCCTCGCTAACGTCTTCTGTTATGTCTAATTTAAATGCGATACGTTGAAACGCATCTCGTAATTGCAATACTTCTTCATCTGAAAATGACTCTTCATCATCCAAAATTATATCAACTAATAAATTGAAAACTTTTTCCCAGACGTTATCCATTTAACCACTCCTTCGGAATAATTTCTCCTTCTGCCCATTGGAACTTGTAGCGGTCAGCCCACTCAGAGCAGGTCATTTTTGACCCGTCTTTGCGTTTCTTAGCCCCTTGTACTGGACTGTTTGCTCTTTGAAATAAGAACCTAATGTCTAGGTCTGGGTGCTGTGCTTTAATAGCTTTCATTTTCCTTTGTGCGTCTTGTCGAAAGTATCCTTTCATTTCTATATATACGTCACCGATTTTGAGGTCTGGGACATAGGAGCGTTCAACGAAATATTGAAGTGTATGAGGTTCATATTCGTATTCAACTCCCTGTGCTTCCAGTTTACCGATGACCCGTTCTTCAAAAGTCCCCTTCAACTGCTTGGGCATTTGATGTCTCATTAAAGATTGCTGCTTCAGGATTAATCTCGAAACCATCCTCTTCATCAAACATTGAACCCTTGCTGCCATACTCAACGAGGTCAATGACCTGCACACCTTTCAGACGAAGTGATACTCCGACTTGCTTGGTGCTTGCCATGACGTATGGAATTGGCTCGAATGCCACTTTCACAGTAGACCCATTACCAATCAAAGTTTTCTCGGTTACGGGGTTGCGTTTCGCATCAACGACAACAGGTTTCTGTTCATAGATACGACCATCACGAGATTGAACCTGGGCTTTCAGTTTAGTTTTAAACTTCAGCTCACCAGTCTCATTGCCATTCTGGTCAACATGTTTTTCACGTACAGAGCGAGTGGACAGGTTCTTACCCTTTGCAGGGTTCGCCTTGACCTCTTCATCTAGCCTAGCTTGAATTAAGCCTTCTAGGTACTCACAAAGCTCTTCACTTTTTTCTTCAGGGATAATGACATCAATACTATATTCGCCAGTAGAGACAAATTTAGTATCTGGTTCATGGACTTTCGCCCACATAGCCTTACCCTCTAAAATGTGGATATTTTTACTCATATTTTAGTTTCTCCTTGAGTGTAACTAATGCTATTTCTAGCAATAGGGTGATGGTTAAACTCATGCAAAAAAGTACTTACTTTTCAATACCTTACGTAAATCCAATGACCCCCTTTCAGGTGGTTTTGGTACATCTTCTGTACCGAGGATGTTACACGCGTGTAATCGTAAGTCTTCTAATACATCATGTTGCTCATACATATCAACAAAAGATTCTCTGAGTATTTCACTCATCTGATTCATGTGGGTTGTATGAGTACCATAACTGTCGTGTACCATCGCAAATTCCTTTAAACCTAATTCACGACATCTGTTGATAGTTATGGTGAGGTGGGCAGCATCTAAACTGTGAATGAAGTTTGGACTAGCACCTGTCCTTGTCTTGGACTTGTTAATCTTTCCTTCAATTTCAGTGTGGTGTTTTACCACCATAATACTGCCATCAATCTTAGTCTTGATTTGTCTACCCTTTGTATCTGGGTAAGCTTGTCTAACTAAGAAGTTTGTGGGAGTGACCCATTCCATAGGTTGGTTAACAGAACTATACAAAGCACCAATGTCCTTTACATAATCCATCACCTTCCTAGCAGAACCAATGACTCCATCTATTGAGTCCCAGATGTGACCTGAAACATAATAACTAGCGTCATATAAATTATCGAATGGGTTCTTGTCCCCTTTTTGTATTCTTGCTTCCATAGCTTCCAAGACATACTTCTTACATGCCATCAAAGTTCCACTGTAGGGAACAATCATGCACGGTCGTTTTGTCAGGGAACGGTCAACCCCAAACTCTAAGAAACGTAAGGCAAGTGGATGACCCTTGAAGGCATCTTCCTCTACCTTTTTTGTAGTGAGGTTTGCTACATCAGTGTAAATATCAGCGGGAACATCTGAGTCAACTAAGTTAACTGCACGTCCACCTTCTTCGTCTCGTAGGATTGCTGAAAGGTTTTGTAGTCCATTACACGAACCATCTGCTGATACAGGTAGATGTGATACAAACCCATAACCATTTCTAATCAATCCATACCATTCAAAGACCCAGGCTAAGAACTGCCAAGGTTTATCCGCTTCTGTCCACCAAAGATTATCATAGGGATTTTCGGCAGACTCTACGATACGGTCTTCGCTCATGTAAGCCCATAGTTCCCTGTCTTCTAGTGATACCTTATCAAGACCCCAAAGATTAGCTCCGTGTATTGCTAACCATTTAGCATCTTCTGGGGAGTTTATAGGAACACCACGACTAAACATTATGATGCCCTTTCCCCAGTCAGCTACTTGAGGAGACATGAAACTTTCTACTGGATACTTACGTCCACGAAAGTCTGTTTGCCAGACAAAGTAGAACTTCTCATATCGCTGATAATCCTCAGCTAGTTGTAAGGTTCTCTCTATCTGTATCCGCTTAGACATGTTCTTGTGATTGAATACATGGATAGCTCCACGCTTCTTTCTCCAAACTTTAAACTCAGCTTTCTCTTGCTCAGTCATGTCTGCGGGTTGTTTATCGAAGGGATAATCGGGCAGAGGAACGGGGAATTTTGGAGGGAGACCCGCCCACTCTTGTCCGCTATCCCAAACTTTTCTAATGACCTCTAGCACTGGAGAGTTAATCTTCCAAGCTGTCTCCTGTAGTGCATTAAGTGCATTAAATTCTTGTTTTAAATCGTACTGCTGTAGTCTTTTAAAATATTCAAATGTACTCTTTCTCATCAATGCGCCCTCACCATTGGAAGTCTGTTAAACAACTCCGAGTGATAACCACCACTGAAAACATCCGTCCAAGGTTTAGGGGGAATAATACTGGGTACATATCTAGGTCTTAAAGTCATAGCTGTGTCGTTGAACTTCTTTATCCACTCAAGTGTTTTCTCCGTTGGTTCAACAAACGATTGAGACCTATTTCTTGCTACATAATGAGTGTTAATTTTGATGATACCTGTCTCGACAATTATGTAATCAATCAGGTGCATTCCTACTTTAATACGTTCCTGGGGTGTCCAGTGAGGCATGATGTCATTGAATCCATCTTGCTGTAATTTGTAGTTGATTGCTCTCATCTGTTTGTAGCGTTCTTTGTAATCATCTTTATAGAAATCTAAGATGCGTTCTGCTTCTGCTTTGTTCATGCTATGCCATTTGTTCAGTCGTTGATTGTCTTCAACAAAAGTCCCAACATTGTTAGCTACACGATGCAAAGTGAACTGCGCTGAACTGCCATCTATGACTGCTACAAGAGATATGAATGCTGTTTGTTCAGGGTGTGCATCTTTGAGTTTTGTTAGTGCAATATTGTTCCTAACACTCTCTT